TATGGCATACGAGTATAAACAAGGACTTTTTAAACCAAATCATCCTGAAAAATACATTGGTGATCCTAAGAATATCGTGTATAGGTCGGGGTGGGAATTAAGAGTTATGCAATCTCTTGATTCTAAAACCAATATCAAACGATGGGCATCCGAAGAGATTGCAATTCCTTATATTTCTCCTATCGATAATCGACCACATAGGTACTTCGTAGACTTCTACGTGGAAGCGATTGGGAGAGACGGAGAGACGAAGAAAATGCTTCTTGAGGTCAAACCTAAGGCCCAGACACAAGAACCGAAAAGACCTAAGAGAAACACTAAAAGGTATATTTCCGAAGTTATGACCTATGGCATTAATCAGGCAAAATGGAAAGCGGCAGAGGACTTTTGCCTTGACCGTGGATGGGAATTTAGATTGATAACGGAGCAAGAATTGTTTGCCAAAAAATAGAGATAAATAATAGATGGCAGAAGAATATACTAAAGACCAGTTAACTGAATGGTTCGAAGGCAAAGCAAGGGCGCTTTCGCCTGGTGCGGCACGTAATGTCATTCTCGGTGCCAATACAAGAAAAAAAGATGTGACATTTGTAGGTAAACTCTACTTCTTTAGATATGACGCCAAGGGCAAAAAAGTTCTACCAATGTGGGACAGATATCCAATGGCAATCATATTAGAGAGAAAACCTGATGGTTTCTTGGGTCTAAATCTACATTACCTATCAGGCGGCCAGAGATCGACCATGTTAAAAATCATTGATAAATATAAGTCGGAATACAAAATGAAAACGTCGGTGTCTGCTGGTAATTCCGTCAACTGGGATAACCTCATGGATTCTCTATCATCGACAACCCTTGAGGCATTGCCGAGAAAGTGTATAAAGAGATACCTCTACACTCATTGCAGGTCAAAGTTTATTGAAATATATCCAGAAGAATATAGTAAAGCAATTCAACTACCCATCGAAGAATGGGTCATAAAAAGGTAAAAAATGCCATATCAACCATTTTTTGATAAATTTCCTAAGATCAATTACGATATTAACAAATCTCTCTATTCAAGCCATGAGCAGGTTACTAATATCTTCTTTCGTATCGGATTTATCAGAGAGATCCTAAACAATCTATCATCGTATTATGTGTTTGAAATCGAAGACACCGACACACCAGAAAATATGGCAGACAGATTGTATGGTGATGCCGGCGCCGGATGGATGATCATATATGCCAATCGACTTATGGATCCACAGTGGGATTGGCCACTTAATAACGAACAGTTTAAGAAGTATATTATCGACAAGTATGGATCAATTGAGAATGCCAAGACAGGCATCCATCATTATGATATGGTTATTAGAAGAACAAATTCAGAAACCCAGGTCACCACAGAGACCAGATTTCAGGTAGATTACAGAGCATATGGTTCCAAGCAATATAGAATTACTGTTTGGCCAGAGGGTTCAAACTATCAACTAGGCGAAGAAGTATTCACTGGTGTTTCAACAAACGATTATAATTTTTATGGCGATGTCAGTGCCTGGTGGTCATCAAACAGTGTCGTTCAGGTTGCCAATACAGTAGGCAGAATTGAAATTGGTGACGTTTTGGTTGGTAATACCACAGGACTTTTGGGCACAGTCACCGAAATTCTTGACTATAGCACACCACATGACTACTATCTAAACCTTCCTGAGGTGCAGGAAGTAGAAACATTCAACATTAATGGTAAGACTATTACACAGATTACCGAGAGAGATGCCATTTCATTCTTTGATTATGAAGATAATTTGAATGAATCTAAGAGAACTATCAAAGTAATCAAGAAAGAATACTACACACAGATTATTGATGAGTTTAATAATCTAGTCCAAGATAGACCACCATACATTAGAAGATTGAGATAATATGAAGACTTTACAAGTTCAAGATCCTGCTGGTGTTATCAGCGTTTATGGTTTTACAATTATGGGTGCAGATAGTGAGTTGTTTGAAACCACTGTCAAGGAAATTGTGCTTGCAGAAAGTTTGACCACACCAGGCCTTCAGACTTCCGTTGCGTTACAATCTTTCATCTATACTCCTAATAATAAAAACTTTGATATGTTCAAAAATTCACCAGTGAACTTTACCCTTAGAAGGGAATCTACTGGTCAAGATATGATCGTTAATCAGCAAGTCTATAGATTGGCTAACCGCAGTTTCATGCCTTCAAACGTTGGTCAGACAGAAGAAATGACCATACATGCCTGCGACCAGACGCTATTAAACGATGCTAAAACTCTAGTATCAAAATCATGGAAATGTACCAGACCTTCCGAGGTTGTTAAGTATGTTCTACAGAGTTGCGCCGGTGCTTCTAATATTGATGTTGAAAACGCCGATCCTGCCAGAGATTATATTGCAGAGAATATTCATCCGTTTCAGGTGGTGGCACAGCAATCTAATGTGGCCCTAGCAGATGGTAATGACCCATCATTTGTTCACTTTATGACGTATAGAGATGGTGGTACACACCACTTTAAATCGCTCAAGAAAATGACCGAAGGGTCGCCAGTAAATTCATTTGAACATTCTGAAACAGGATGGGTTAATAACGGTGGTTATTCTAATCCAAGGGCCGTTATCTCTTTTATGTTCCCTTGTGACTTTGATTATCTATCTGACCTATTAAATGGTATTGACGAAGAAGGTGAAAATCAAAATGCGCTGGCAGTATTTAATCCAGTTGCAAAGTCTTTCTCACTGGTCGGTAATCAGACAAAAGGTTGCGGCATGGGCGGTTATAACTTCAAGCAGGCCGTAACCAATTCAGGAACATCAAAAGAGCAAAACTCATGTAATATGGATGTTGAAAAGTATTTGCTCAAAAGACAGGCAAGAATGTCATTACTTGAAAGGGATAAATTAGCCCTAAGAATAGTTGTGCCTTGGAATCCTGATCTACATGCTGGTGATATGATAAGATTTTCATGGTCTAATAAAAACAGTGGTGGGCCTGTCTATGGTTCAGGTGAATATTTAATTGTGTCGATGCAACATAGTATTAGATTAGGTGGTTTCTCGACCACTACAATGGATTGTGTATCTAAGACAGTTGGTAACGGAGGTATATTATAACATGAATCCGAAGAATTTCCCTGGTCAGATTCAGATTGGTATTATTGCAGGCGGCGATGTGAAAGATCCTGCCGAAGATCATTCATGTAATCAAAAAGTTTACTCGCCAATTGAGCATAGTCCTGATGGTGTTAAACTGGATCACCTGGCATTTTCGCCAATGTCTCATTCACCAACAAACCATTCACAGCAATCATTTCCAGGATGCCTTGATCCAGGGTCGCTTGTATATGTTCTAAAGAATACAGGACAAAATCAGGTCACCATTCTAGGTCAGGCTAACGATATTCACAATTCTGATACCAACAGAATTGCTGGCAATCTGGACTTAATGAGTAATCCTATTGTCAATGAATTGATGGAAAGAACCATCAAGATCAATATTCCGCCTAATATCGAAGAAACGACCGAAAGAGGCGCCAAGGTTAAAAAGATCAAAGAAAAGAATGAAGAACATAAACACTCGCTATTAAAAGGTCTACCAACTCATGGTGCATTATTTGGCATGTCAGGTCTAAGATTGCCTGACATTAAGCAGATTCCTACTGCATTACAGAAATTTCAAAATGTAATGACAGAAGACATGATGGGTAATATGCCTGGTAGTATGATGTCTCTTGGTCAGATGTTTCAAGGTCTACAAGGTCAACTTGGTGGCCTTATGGGTGGCATGGGCGGCGGAGGTGGTGCCGGAGGCGGAGCAGGCGCTGGTGGAGGCGGTAGTATTGGAGGCATTGCTGCGGGTGCATTACCGCAAGGCAATATTCAGCAAGCAAATCTTCAAACGAGTTTAGAATATAACTACAACGAAGACAGAATGCCGCAAATCACCTCTAAGATGACTCCAGAAATGAAGAATGCCACGTATTCTCTTTCTAAACTAGTCCAGGGTTTCGAGTCAACCGGTTCTGGTGGTTCATATGTCACGGGCGGGCGTGTCCATGTACCCACATATCTTGATAATGCCGCAGAATTGCTAAGTCAGGCAACTAACGTATATGAATTAATGGACGTTATGCATAGACTACAGTGGGATGAGGAGTTATTCGGCCTTGATCAGTTAGAACCTCTGACGTACCAGATAGAAACGCCTTATGGTAACACCACTCAATATATGTTAGCCAATGGTTATATCTACATGGACGAAACCCGAGAAATGCAGAATAATCAGAATACATTTGCTAACACTATTTCAACACCGTCCTCTGCACCATCGGCAGGAGGATCAGGCAATGGCGGTATGTTCGGCAACCAAGGCGGAAATATCATGGACATGCTCAAGAGAGTATCGCCCGAGGCTGAAAAGAAAATGAAAGAAGTCATGGAAAAGGTTACAAAAGGTAAACATGGTAAAACGTCAATACCTATTGTTGATGCATTGATGCAGGGTAAAAACCCATTAGATAAAAGTCTATTCTCATAAGGATGAAATGAATGGCGAAGAAACCTACTACTGAAAATCACAAGAAGCAAACTGAAAAGACCTGGAATGGTCCTGAGGACGCACGGTCAAGAAAAGGTTCGGGTGAGTATCCTAATCAGCATGTGGTTAAAACAAGGTCAGGACATTCTATAATTTATGATGACTCGAAAGACCATGAAAGTATTACCATTCAGCATCGTGGTGGTTCAGCAATTCAGTTTATGCCTGATGGTGCCGTTCATATGACGGCACACAATGGCAAATATGATATTGTATTTGGTGAAAATCGAATGACCGTAACTGGCGCCAACGATCTTACGGTCAAGGGTGATGGTTCGCTTCGTGTATTCGGTAATTATAGAAAGACTGTTCATGGTGATGTTGAAATCTCCGCAACAGGTTCTATCAATATGCGTGGACAGAATATCAATCAATTAGCATCGGAGAACCATACAATTGTTGCCGAACAGGGTAATCACAAGTTTGGTACTGCCGCAGAGTTTTCGGCACCCCATGTGGCCGTCGTTGGATCTGATTCCGCAGCATTGGTCGGCGCCCAGAAAACATTCGTAGGTGGAAAAGAAACACAGGTCGCTGGTACCTCGGCATTAAAAATGGGTTCAGAAGAAGGTAAAGTTATGGTTCATGCCAAGTCCAGTATCGATACAAAGTCAGATGGACCTATGAGAACCGAAGTTGCAGGCAACTATGATGTTAAAGCATCTGGTGGTGGTAATTTTCAGGTTGCTGGTGATATGAGCATGAAAGTCGGTGGTAATAAGTCGATTGACGCCTCTCAAATTCATATGCAGAGTGGAAGATCCAAAAATGCCGAGACGGCACAGACTTTTAATCTCAACTCAAACAAGGTTGCCTCGTTTAGTGGGCAGCAAAAGAACAATACAACCTTCGCCTAAATAAAAGGAAATACTAGAGGATATCAATGGCACAAGGACCATTCATTAACCGAGCACCAGATTATTCAGACCTCGATCTGGATTTTTTCGCACATCCTACTACCAAAGATGTAATGATTAAGACTGGTGAAGATGCCGTTAAAAGATCAATCAGAAATCTATTATTCACCAATTTTTATGACCGACCATTCAGGCATAATATTGGTTCAAATGTCACAAGGATGCTGTTTGATAACGTCACACCTATGACAGCAATGTTCCTTAGAGAAGCAATTATAGAGACTATAAATAATTTCGAACCAAGAGTTAGAGTTACCGAAGTTTCTGTAAACTTTGATATTGATAATAATGGTTTCAACGTAACTCTGCAATATGTAATTTTAAACCGAGAACTTCCAGTAGTTACTAGCCTATTCTTAGAGAGGATAAGATAAGTTATGGCAACAGGCAACACCGCCCTTAGAGTCACCGAATTAGATTTCGCATCTATCAGAGAAAACCTTAAGGAATTTCTTCGTAGTCAGGAGACATTCACCGACTATGACTTTGAAGGTTCTGGTATGTCTGTCCTTTTGGACGTTCTGGCCTATAACACATATTATAATAGTTTCTATCTTAATATGGTCGCCAATGAATCTTTTCTCGATACTGCACAAGTTCGCCAGAATCTTCTCTCTCATGCAAAACATATTAATTATGTTCCTGCTTCAAGAAGGGGCGCCATCGCACAGGTAAACATTAAAGCTACACCATCAACCACCGAAGATCAGGCTACACAGTTCATCGTTTTGGACCGTTACACCAGACTACTAGGCACCGATATCGATGGTGTGAATCATCCATTTGTCACAGTAAATTCCAATTCTGCTGGTAAAGTTGCTAATACATTTAACTTCGACGGTATTCATATCAGACAGGGACAGGTCATAACTCATCAATGGCCAGTTCTAGCCAATAATACTTCAAGAAGATTCCAGATTCCATCGGCCAATGTTGATACAACAACCATCACTGTGTCGGTTCGTGAGTCAAGCGCCAATAACTACACCGAAGAATATAAACTATCGGAAGACTTGACAACTGTATACGCCAATTCAAGAGTATATTTTATTGAAGAAGATGATACTCTGAATTATACAATTTACTTTGGTGATAACGTTATCGGCAAGAGACCTGCCAATGGTAATATTGTTCAGGTAACCTATCTCGATACTGTTGGTTCAATGGCCAATGCCGTTACAAGTTTTTCATTTACAGAACCAGTTGGCGGACTATTTTCCGATAACGTCATTGTAACCACTGTTGCATCGTCATATGGTGGCACAGATAAAGAGACCGAAGAACAGATTCGATTCAGAGCACCTCAGCACTACGTTACACAAAACCGTGCGGTAACCAAAAAGGATTATGAATCAATCGTTACCCGTGGTTATAGTAATATTGATGCCGTTTCCATTTGGGGTGGTGAGGATAATGATCCTCCAGTATTTGGTAAAGTGTATATGTCTCTAAAGACAAAAGGTCTATATGCTCTATCTAACCTTGAAAAAGAACGTATCAAGAATGATCTAATCTCCGAGAGAAACGTTCTAACTGTTATTCCTGAAATTGTTGATCCTGATTATACCTTCATTACTCTCACAGGTAAAGTAATCTATAATCCGACTCTAACATCAAAGACAGGCAATCAGATTCTTAATATTGTCAAAAATGCCATTCTTGATTATAATAGCAGAGAGTTGAACACATTTGAGTCCACATTTAGAAAGGCTCGTTTGCAGCAATATATCGAGGCATGTGAACCTTCTATTACAGGTTCGGACATTGACGTTTATCTACAAAAACAATTCCCTGTGGTTATTGAACAGTCAACAAACTATCAGATTAGATTTAATGCTCCTCTAGCCAGAGGTGATTTCTATAATAAGTTAGGATCATTCCCTCAGATTAGGGTTCTGGACCTCAATAATACTGTAAGAGAAGTGTTCATCGAGGAAATACCAGAATCATATACCGGTGTTGACGCCATCAACGTATTGAATCCAGGTAGAAATTATACTGGTATTCCAACAGTCACAATCACAGGTGATGGTACGGGCGCAAGAGCAACCGCAAAAGTCGTTAATGGCCGTGTTACAAGAATTGATATTGTAGACAAAGGCGTTGGATATACCAGAGCAAGCATTTTGATCGAAGGTGGCGGTGGTACAGAAGCCACAGCATTTCCTAAGTTTGAATCTCGTTATGGAGTCCTTAGAACCTATTACTATAAGTCAAACGGTGAAAAGGTTATCGTCAATAACAATGCTGGTTCAGTGGACCATGTCACAGGTCTTGTTATGCTAAACTCGCTATATACAACAGGAACTGTGGCCAACGATTTCTATTCACCAAACATTTTGACCATTAATGCTATTCCAGAAGATGAAATTATTACACCTCTAAGAAACCGTATTCTAGCAATTGATCCAAATAATGCTCAGAGTATTCAGATACAGATGGTACCAGAGAACTAATGCTTTCAACAAATAATAAAACATCTCATTTAATTAATTCACAGGTTCCTGGTTTCGTTAGCAGAGACCATCAAACATTTGTGGAGTTCCTAGAATATTACTACAAGTTTATGGAACAACATGGTGAAACGATGGAGGTTTCTAAGAACCTCCAGCATTATATGGATATTGATAACACTGTAGGCAATAATGCTACATTTCAGCAAAAGTTATATGATAATTTCATCAAGGTAATACCTGAAGCCACTGTTGCGGATAAAACAATCATTCTAAAACACGCAACAGATTTTTATCGTTCCCGAGGATCAGAGAAATCTATTCGCTTTCTTTTGAGAATTTTATTCGATAAAGAGGCAGACATTTACTATCCTAAGCAGGATATTCTCCGTGCCTCTGACGGTAAGTGGTTCATTGAAAGATCCGTTCGTGTTAATACGGTGTTCGTCGGTAATACTGTTATTGAAGACGCAGCAACCAAGTTTAAATCGCACCTAATCCGTGGTGAAAGTTCGAACGCAACCGCTATTGTTGAGGACGTTGACGTTTACTTTGAAAAAGGTGCCATTGTATCGGAACTTAAACTTTCAGGCATTACTAAACCATTCGATGCGGGCGAGTTCGTTTTCACATATGTTAATGAAGACGGTCAAGATAAATTAGTAAGAGCAAATATCTTTTCTGGTATCGTTATTAATGCTGCGGTAGTTGAGTCAGGTAACGGTTACTTTGAAGGCGAATCTATTCCTGTTGAACCAATTAATGGTCTAGGTTCGGGCGCACAGGCCATTGTTCTTAAAACTACCAAAGGTGGTCTCAAGAATATTCTAGTCGAGTTCTCTGGCGCAGGATTTAAAAAGTCAGATGATGTTCTTATTACAGGTGGTTCTGGATTTGGCGCATCGGCAAACGTTTTCAGAACAGATGAATCAGGAACATATCATCCAAATTCATATCTGTTTATGGCTAATACTATTGCGGACGTTGCTAATCTGGCAATTGGTAGTAACGCATTCACCAACCTAGTAACATTAAGCATTAATACATCAAATCTTACAGTCAATACAGGCGCCATTGGTGTCGATGGAAACGTTAGCATTATCAACCTATCATATTGGGCAGGCAACTCGAATGTTTGGTTTGAAACAGGTGATCAGATTAATGTTAACAATAAGACTGTAACAGTTACATCAATGGATCCTAATTCAAATGTGATTATGGTTAATCCTCCTCTGGGCAGTAACCTAGAGAATAAAACAATGGTCATCTATAAAAAACCTAATGCTAATGTGACATTGGCAAACTCAATGTATTTCTGGGCATTTACTAATGTTGGCCCAGTTACATCTATTAATATTATCACACCAGGTCAGGGTTATAGAACACTACCAAGACTAAGTATTCGTGGTAATACCTCAATTCGTTCTCTAGGTATTCTGGGTCGTATGAACGTTGATTTCCGTGGTGAAGGTTATCAGGCAGGTGATAGATTAGAATTTCTCTCTAACTCTTCCACATATGGTTCGGGTGCGACTGGTTACGTCCAAACAGTTAATGCCACTGGTGCGATCATGAATGTTAAGTTTGACGCCGTACCAGGTTACCCAGTCGGTGGATTAGGATACGACAGAGCAAATCTACCAAACGTCAGAATTGTGACAACTGGCGGTACCAATGCCGTGGTAAGAGTAACCTCACTACTAGGTGAAGGTGAAAGATTGATTACAGTTCCAGACACCATCGGTTCTATTCTCGAAATTCGTATGCAGCAAGGCGGTTCTGGATATACGGAACCACCTACACTAAATCTTGCCTATCGTGCCGATGGTTCTCGTCGTCAAGAAAACGATATTGCAAATGCATTCACCACCATTGTTACAGGTATTTACACATACCCAGGTAAGTTTATTAATGACGATGGTCACATTTCATCATATAACTTCCTACAGAATAAGAACTATTATCAGAACTTCTCATATGTGGTAAGACTTAGTGAATCTATTAATCAATACCGCAAAACCATTAAAGACCTAACACATCCAATGGGCGTTAAAGTTTTTGGTGAATATCTAACCTTTAATGATGATGCTACGAGAACTGTTCCTAGTTCCAATGTTTGGTCTTCTATTGGTTATAGAAGTGAAGTTGCCGAAGGTTTCAAACTAAATCTTGATGCTGCAAATAATGAGAGTTATTTTGCAAATACTCCTGGTTACTGGTACAACCTGGCTGAAAATAAAACACCAGAGACAAACACTGCCACATTCTATGGTAATACATATATCGAAAATGGTATTGTTTACTTCGATGGTTCAGGTGACTATGCTAATGTCGGCAATACAGTCATTGATGGTCTGAATGAGTTTAATATTGGTATCT